GATGTGACCGGCAAGGAATTCACCAATCCAATCCGGTCGATTGGTAACGCCTACGGCTACAACGTCCAGGAAATTCGTTCTGCCATGTTTGCCGGTGTCAATCTGAACGGCAAGAAGGCGATGGCTGCAACTCGCGCACACCAAGAAAAGATCAACCAGCTGGCATTCGCTGGTGACGCTGATCATGGCCTTCCAGGGCTGCTGACGAACACGAACGTGCCTGAAGTGACTCTGGCTGCTGATGGTACTGGCGGACTCAAGACATTCGCCAGCAAGACTGCCGACAAGATCGTTCGCGACATCAACTCGCTGATCAACAAGGTGACCACTCAGTCCAAGGGTATCCACCGCGTGACGGAAGTGTGGTTGCCGATTGAGCAGTATGCACTGATCGCAACTACTCAAAATAGCGCGGCCAGTGATACGACCATCCTCGCCTTTTTACAGCAAGTCCATCCAGGCGTCGCGTTTAAGCAAGTTGTCGAAATTGATGCGGCCGGGGCAGGCGGTACTGACCGTATGTATGCCATGGAAAACTCGATGGAAAACTGGCAGCTTGAAATCCCGATGATGATTCGCCAGTACAGTCCGCAGCAGAAGGGTCTGGAATTCGAAGTGCCTGTTGAGTCACGCTTCGCTGGTGTGATTATCGAGTACCCTCTGGCCTTTGCGTTTGCTGATGGCATTTAAGTAAGATGGGCGGGGCTGGCGTAATCCGGTCCCGCCAATTAACTTCTGGAGAATCGAATGAAAGTCAAGAACGTATCCGCACGGTTGCATCATGTGGGAAATGTTTCCATCGCGCCGGGCGAGGAAAGGGAAATCCCTAAAGGTTTCGAAACCGCTATCAATAAGGAAGACTTAGTTGAAGTTAAAACCGATGCACCGGCTGTAAAACAGAACGCACAGAAGCCTAGCGCTCCTGCACCGGCGGCTGAGTAATGTCCCCGCTCGAGTATTTCCGGCTATTGGCTCCTGAGTTTGCGAGTGTTGCTGACGCGACTGTGCAGACTTGGCTGACAATGGCCGGTAATCTCGCGAATACAGGTTGCCTTGATGCAGAGCGTGCAGCTATGGCGTTGGCGCTGTACGCGGCGCATATGCTGCGCCTTAACCAGACTCATGCAAGTAGTGGCGGCGCGCTTCTTGGCACTGTTACGAGTGAGCGGGAGGGCGATTTGCAGCGCACTTACGCTGCGCTGAAGGATAGTGACAGTTGGCTAGGACAAACGGCCTATGGCCAGCAGTACATTGACATAACTAAAATATGTTCTGGCGCTGCAATCATGACTAGAGTCGAGCCATGGCAGTAACCGACAGCGACCTAGGCTGGAAAGCGATCAAGCGCGAGCTGGAGCGTGCCAAAGGCCGTGAGGTTGCTGTTGGCATACTGCAAGGCTCAGTAGATGGCAATGGGGTGTCCATTGCAGAATATGCCACCTATAACGAATTCGGAACTAGCAGTATTCCATCCCGCCCATTTATGGCAATGTCATTTGATGAGAATAAAGCGGACATTGAGGCCGACTTCGTCCGCCAAGGTAAGGCGATGATAGAAGGAAAGCGAACGGCGAACGAGGCGCTGACCATAATCGGACAGAAGCACGCCGGGCGCATCCAGACAACAATCACCGGGCGTGATATTCTGCCAAAGCTGGCGGATAGCACCGTTAAAGCAAAGAAAGGGTCAACTAAGACGCTCGTCGGAATTGATGGCGCGATGGCGAACGCTGTGCAGATTAGCATCCGAAGGAGGCAAGGGTGAGCTTCCGCAAACAAAAAACAATCCTCCGCGAAGCGGTGGGGACATATGCAAATGGTATATGGGCACCCGGTTCCAGAAGCGCGACGACCACAATGGCGTCGGCGCAACCTGTTGTCATGGGGCAGGATTTGCAAGCCATGCCAGAAGGCCGTCACCTGAGCGATGTTGCAAAATTCTACGCAGATGAACGGCTCCAAGTAACGGAAGATGGCGAAGGCGTGCAGCCTGACATCATTGTGCATGAGGGGTATGGTTACGAACTCACAAGCATCTTCGCAAACCAATCAGGGGTGATCAATCACTTCAAATACATTGGCATAAAAGTGTTCAAATTTACATCGACCGCCGACTGGTTATCCGGCGCACTCAAGAGGGCATAATGGCAAGCAACATTAACTCAGCAGTTCCTCCGTTCGGCAACGCAACGACCGCCGGGGTGCGCGAGAACTTTGCAACCGCGAAGACAGAGATTGAGGCGCTACAGACGCAGATTGGTTATGTAGACTACAACGACGCTGCAACAGGTGTGACACCTATTAGTGTTGGTGCCAGCACATGGGTTAAGCTCACGAACGATAAGCTAGGACCAAACACAAAGACCGATGCGCTTCCATCCGGCATAACAAACTTATGGAACAGCACCACGAATCAATTAGTCCTGACTGAGCTACCCATAAATACAATGGTCGAGACGCGTGCCGATCTAATCGTCACTACAACGGCGGCTAATCAGGTGGTTAAATTCTTGTCACAGCTTGCTATCGGAGACCCGATTGAATTCGGGCTTGAGGTTAGTGCCAGCCAGTTCAAGACGGCTGGGGCGCAGAAAATGGTTATTCATTGTTGTTTTTACGTAGGGTCTGAACCGGTGAGAATAAACCCGGCCGAGTTCCGCATATGGTCGGACGCGGCTTGTACGGTGCGGGTTAATGGATGGTATTTTCGCGTGATAAAATTCCTCGGGAATTAATGTGGCTACGTTAAAAGCTATTATCTACACACTCTTAAAGGCCACCATCGGCACGGAGACGCTGATATTTTCAGACCAGAATGCCCCGCGCCCTCCTCTGCCCTACTGGACAACGCAGATCACGGTACAGAGAGCAGTTGGTGAGGATACCTACAGCCAAGGCGTTACCGCACTTGGCGACCAGACGATATGGGGGACGCGTGAGGCCACTGTAACGGTTCAGCGCATCGGAGTAGATTCTGATGCCAAATGCGCCGACCTGCGGGATGAGTTTTCCAAGACATCCATAATGGAGAGCTGGCAGCTTGCCAAGATCGCCTTATATGACATTGGAGATGTAAAGAACATTCCATACAGGCTAGATAATAGCCAATTGGAGCCGCGCGCAAGTCTTGATCTGTTTGTGCGATTTGGAACGGAGCTTATTGATCGAGTCGGCATAATTGAACAAGTTGATGCGACCGGCACGATTGATGGCAACGCAGGGCTGATTCAAACGATCAGCGTCGTGTTATAGTAATAATGAGTGATAATAAGGAGTTATAAATGGCGTCCCTTGACGATATTGTTTCAGTTCAAATTGCGCTTCAGTCGACTGGTGTGACGCGTGGCGAATTCGGTATCCCGATGATCGTTGCCCCGCTAATGACCTTTCCTGAGCGGGTTCGCGCATATGCCAGTTATGCAGCAGCAGCTGAAGATGATCTGCCTCCCAACCTGCTGACCGCGTTGTCTGACTGCTTCGGACAGATTCCGCGTCCCCGACAGGTAAAGGTCGGTAGGCGTGCAGTGCTGAAGGCTGTGGTGGAAGTTGCATCGCTTATCCCGTTGGGCACTTATACGCTCAAAGCTGACGGCCAGACTTACACCTATACGGCCGATGCCACGCCGACTGCTGCCGAGATCGTTGGGGGTCTGGCGCTTGCTATCACTAGCGACACAGACGAGACGATCACTGCTACCGCTGTTGGTGATACCCTTGAAATCGCGTGGATAAGCACTGTTGGCTCGGTTGATCTGGTGACTAATCTGCAATGGGGAACCATCACCCCACTGGCAGCGGCTTCTGCTGTGCCGGATGACCTCACTGCGATTCTGGATGAGGACTACAATTGGTATGGCCTTGTCCTGGTCGAGCGCACCAAGGCGGACCAGCTCAAAGCGGCCGAATGGACAGAGGCGAATGAAAAACTGTTTATCACCGCTACCAATGAAGCCGATGTTCTCAATCCCGCGCTCGATACCGACCTCCTGAGCGTGTTGAAGAACACCCGCTACTATCGCACGGCAGCCTTGTATCACACGAACGCGGCTACCGAGTACCCCGACGCAGCATGGGCTGGACGCGTGTTTACTATCCAGCCTGGCGGCGAAACGTGGGCATTAAAATCCCTTGCAAGCGTAACGCCAAGCAAGCTGACTGCGACGCAGAAGCAAACTGTGGTCACCAAGGGCGGCAATACGTTCGAGTTCTACCATGAGCAAATCGCTCTAACGAACCCCGGCAAGGTTGCAGCTGGCGAATGGATTGACGTGATCCGATTCCGCGACTGGATGAAAGACTATATCCGAGCCAATTTAACAATGATGATGCTCAATCGCGATAAGGTGCCCTACACCGACGCCGGAATCCAACTGTGTGTAAACAACTTTAGGAAGTCGTTGCAGGAAGGGCAGAACGTAGGCGGAATCGCGCCGGAAGAACTGGATGCACAAGGCAAGTCTATTCCAGGATTCACCATCACATATCCACGCTCCGCTGAATTATCATCTACCATCAAGGCAAGCCGCATAGTGTCTTTGGGATTTACCGCTCGACTGGCCGGGGCAATCCATGTGGTCGAGATCAGCGGTGCGTTGGCTTACGAACTTTAAGGAGAGAATAAATGACCGCAGTTTTGACAGGTTCTTATGATCCGGCACAAGTGATCGTCACCGTTGGTGCGGTCATTCTTTCGGGCTTCAGCGATGGTGACGCCATTATCGCTCGTCGTGCGGAAGACATGTACTTTACCCGCGTCGGTGCGGACGGTGGTGTGGCTCGTGCTCGCAACGCCAACAAGATGGGCGAATTCGAATTCAAGCTCTTGCAGACCAGCCCGGTCAATGACCTGCTGTCCTCGTTGCTTGCAGTCGATGACCTCACCAACGACGGACTGATCGTTATCCCGATCGGTATCTTGGACGGTTCCGGTCGCTCGCTCGCTGCTGCGACGCAGTGCTGGATCAAGACCGTTCCGGAAGCCACCTTTGGCAAGGAAGTGTCCGAGCGTGTGTGGATCTTCAGCGCAGCTGACCTCAAGATCTTCCACGGC